CCCACCCCCTATTTTTTCTGTCAATCACCCCAAACCTCGCATTTAGGGTAACACCCCCCGTCGATGGTACCTTGACGTGCTTGCATATAGGGGGGTATATGCAAGTTCTGCTCCCTCAAACCGGACGCTGCGCCACATGCCTGTTGTAAAAATAGAACCTAGTACCGATCATCCGGTTCCATTCAGTTTGGAACCTGACCAACTCGACACCTTCATGGACGAGATAACGGTCGCGGCGAACACGGCAGAACTCTTGGAGACCCTTGGCGCTCCCTTGGAGATAGACCCAGTCAACTTCGACAGAGAAAAAGCGTTGATCGACGCTGTGGCGAAGAAGCAAGCGACCGCTCCGCTAAAAAATTACTCGACCGCACTGGCTGCCTCCGGCTTTCTTAAGACCTATGGGCAGAACCTAGCGTTCGATGTGCACCAAGTGCGCGCCGCCTTAACTAATAAGCTGTTGGAAATCGCCAACTGTGGGGATACGAAGTACGAGCTAAAAGCTCTGGAACTGCTTGGTAAGCACTCAGATATCTCCTTGTTCACCGAGCGTAGCGAGATCACCATCAATTATAACTCACCCGACGCGCTTGAATCGGCCATCAAGGAGCGCATCAAACGGTTACTGAACGCCGACGTTATAGATGTGAACCCCACCGGCATGGACCTCGATGAGGAATTGGGCGTTTACACACGCAACGTGACCCCCGCACCCGACGAAGACGAAACCGAAGAGGACGACGAAGCCTGATGGCGCAGCGCGGTCGGCCCAACCTAAAGACAATCAACGAGATCAGTCTGGCTGATCTACCAAGAATCCTGCCTATGCTACCCATACACGAGCAGGAGAAGCTGCTTGCTGAGTTGGAGAAGCTTCAGGAGCTAAAATCCAAACAGGCTGCCCAAGATAAGTTCTTGGCCTTCGTCAAAGAGGTCTGGCCGACATTCATTGGGGGACGACATCATGCAAAAATGGCGGACGCCTTCGAACGCGTTGCTCGTGGTGAGTGCAAACGGCTCATTATTAATATGCCACCGCGACACACGAAGTCGGAGTTCGCCTCTTACCTGCTCCCTGCATGGTTCCTCGGCAAGTACCCCCATAAGAAGATTATCCAATGCTCGCACACGGCAGAACTCGCTGTAGGCTTTGGTCGTAAGGTAAGAAACCTTGTAGATACAGACACTTACCATAACATTTTCCCCGACCTTTCGCTGGCCTCGGACTCCAAGGCGGCTGGCCGATGGAATACAAGCAAAGGCGGGGATTACTTTGCTATCGGTATCGGTGGTGCTGTGACCGGTAAGGGTGCTGACGTGCTCATTATTGATGACCCGCACTCAGAGCAGGAAGCTGCTATCGCTGAAACTAACCCAGATATCTACGACAAGACCTACGAGTGGTACACTTCAGGTCCGCGCCAGCGTCTCCAGCCGGGTGGGTCTATCGTCGTCGTGATGACGCGTTGGTCTAAAAGAGACCTGACCGGGCAGATACTTAAAGATGCCGCTGCCAACGAGAGCCTCGATGAGTGGGAAGTGATTGAGTTCCCCGCCATCTTGCCCTCTGATAAGCCGTTGTGGCCTGAGTTCTGGGACTTAGAAGAGCTTGAAAAGGTTAAGCGCGACGTCCCCAACAGTAAGTGGATGGCGCAGTACCAGCAGAATCCGATCTCGGAAAGCGCGGCTATCGTCAAACGTGAGTGGTGGCAGGAGTGGGATAGCGACATACCACCTAAGTGCGACTTTATTCTCATGGCATGGGATACGGCCTTCGAGAAAACGCAGCGTGCCGACTATTCAGCGTGCACGACATGGGGTGTGTTTTATCACCCCGACGACGCAGGCACTGAACAAGCCAACATTATCCTCCTGAACGCCTTCCGAGACCGCATGGAGTTCCCGCAACTTAAGCAAGTGGCAGTCGAGGAGTATAAAGAGTGGGACCCAGACAGCGTGATAATCGAGAAAAAGGCTTCCGGTGCACCTTTGATCTACGAGATGAGGGCGATGGGAATACCGGTACAAGAGTTTACACCTACACGGGGCAACGACAAAATCTCCCGTCTGAATGCTGTGAGCGACCTTTTTGCGTCTGGACGGGTATGGGCACCTGCAACTCGGTGGGCCGAAGAAGTGATTGATGAAGTAGCTGAATTTCCAGCAGGTACCCATGATGACTATGTCGATACGGTGTCTATGGCGATGCACCGCTTCCGTAGGGGCGGATACATTACAACCGACCTAGACGAACCGGACGAAATCAAGTATTTCAAGAGCAATCGCAATCAGGGATATTACTAATGGCTGGGCCTAGAAAGAAGCAAGATACCATATCAACCTATCGCCCCGGCATAGTAGAGCGGGTTAGCGATGCCACTATTGGTGCGCTTACTAGGCAAGCCCACAGAGCCATGGGCGCTTCAGAGCGTCAAGCTAATAGTTATTCTCAAGATGCACTTAACAATATTGAAGTGCTAACAGGATTAAAAGCCTTAGAAGGCTCGTTAACTCGCTCGTTAAAGGGAAAAGGTAGCGTTGGGGATTACGCGGCTACCGGGCTAACCGCAATTCCGTTCGTCGGGCGTTTACCTATTGTACGTCGCGGTGCCCGTGCTGTGGATGAGGCGCTTATGGGCCAACGCCTAACTAATCAAGTAGTTCCTACACCTAACCCTACCGCTAAGTCGTCGATTATTGCAGGCCGCGCTTTAAATTCACCAGAACAAGTTACGTTCGCTCAACGTAAAATATCCACAGCCGAACTAGAGGATGCTTTAAAGTACGGACGTTTCCGTACTCCAAAAGAAGGTACAAAGTTTAGTAAGGCTGGTAAACCTGAAAAGTGGTGGTCTGCTGCCGATGCCAGTGGGGAGTTCGGGCGTCCTTGGCCCCGACAAAACACTCATTTAGTTCGATTACCGGCTGGAAAGGTACCAACTAACCGCGCCGCTGCTGTCAAACATGCAGAAGTATTCGACCGAGAAGCCGGAAAATGGGTTCCGTTTTCTACATATACTAAAAAATACTCCATCGGGGGCATCATAATCGACGATGGTAACCCGGCGAAACAAAGGAAGCTAATATAATGGATATTGATAAGTCACTTAACCAAGCTCCTTTGGGCTTAGACTTCGACACACCCGAGATGGACGAAGGTCCTGATATTGAAATTGAAATAGAAGGCGACGTCGAGGTCGAGATCGACCCTGACGAGGAAGAAGACGACGAGTTCAATGAGAACTTGGCCGAAACCCTTGATGAAGGTCAGCTTACGCAGCTTGCGGGCGACCTTCTCGGTGAATTTGAGGAAGACCTGTCGAGCCGCAAGGACTGGATACAGACCTACGTCGATGGTCTCGAACTGCTTGGTATGAAGGTCGAAGACCGGACTGAGCCTTGGCCGGGTGCCTGCGGCGTCTACCACCCGCTCCTCTCCGAAGCTTTGGTTAAGTTCCAAGCTGAGACTATGATGGAGACATTTCCTGCCGCTGGGCCAGTACGCACGGAGATTATTGGTAAAGAGACTAACGAGAAGCGCGATGCCGCGCAGCGTGTCCAAGCTGATATGAATTACCAGTTGACCGATGTGATGGTCGAGTATCGCCCTGAACATGAGCGCATGCTGTGGGGGTTGGGCCTTGCAGGAAACTCGTTCAAGAAGGTGTATTTCGATCCATCACTCGGTCGTCAGGCGTCGATGTATATCCCGGCAGAAGATGTCGTGGTTCCTTATGGCGCGTCTAGCTTGGAAGTCGCTGGACGTGTCACCCATGTGATGCGGAAGACCCCGAACGAGCTTAAAAAGCTCCAAGCGTCGGGCTTTTACCGTGATGTAGACCTGCCAGACCCTGTCGATACGCTTGATGAGATTGAGAAGGCTATCGCTGAGAAGATGGGCTTCCGAGCCTCTTCCGATGACAGGTACAAGCTGCTCGAAATGCACGTGGATTTGGTCCTACCGGACGACAAATTTGCTGAAGACGAAGCTGAAGCTGAGATCGCTGTTCCTTACGTCGTGACCATGGACAAGGCGACCGAAACAATCCTGTCTATCCGTCGTAACTGGGACCCCGAGGATGACCTTAAAAAGAAACGCAACCACTTCGTACATTATGGATACGTTCCGGGCTTTGGCTTCTACGCTTTTGGCCTTATCCACCTTGTTGGTGCTTTTGCTAAGTCTGGTACCAGCCTTATTCGGCAGCTTGTTGATGCTGGTACTCTATCTAATCTCCCGGGTGGCTTCAAAACTAAAGGTCTAAGGGTCAAGGGTGACGACACGCCGATTGCGCCTGCTGAATGGCGCGATGTGGACGTGGCCTCGGGGACAATGCGTGATAACATCATGCCATTGCCCTATAAAGAGCCGTCACAGGTCCTGTACTCGCTTCTGGGTACCATCGTAGAGGAAGGCCGTCGCTTCGCCTCTGCGGCTGATTTGCAGGTTTCTGACATGTCAGGACAAGCCCCTGTGGGCACCACACTGGCGATCCTTGAGCGCACGCTCAAGACTATGTCGGCTATTCAGGCACGCATCCACTATTCGATGAAGCAGGAGTTCAAGCTCCTCAAGGTTATCATCGCGGATTATACGCCAGAAGCGTATAGCTACGAGCCGGAAGAAGGTAGCCGCAAGGCTAAGAAATCTGACTATGACCTCGTTACGGTCATCCCTGTCAGCGACCCTAACGCTGCGACAATGGCACAGAAAATTGTGCAATATCAAGCAGTTCTGCAACTTGCGCAGGGCGCACCACAGCTTTACGACATGCCATACCTGCATCGCCAGATGCTTGAGGTGCTCGGGATCAAGAACGCCGAGAAGCTCGTACCACTCAAAGATGGTGACGACATGAAGCCGCGTGACCCTGTGTCTGAGAACATGGACATCATTAACGGTAAGCCGGTCAAGGCGTTCATCTACCAAGACCACGAAGCCCATATCACGGTCCATACGTCAGCTATGCAAGACCCCAAGATAGCGCAGCTTATGGGGCAGAACCCCAACGCGCAGGCTATGCAAGCTGCCATGCAGTCTCACATCGCTGAACACTTGGCCTTCGAGTACCGCAAACAGGTCGAAGAGCAGGCCGGTGTGCCGATGCCTCCGCCCAACGCTGAGATGGATGAGAACACTGAGCTTGCCATTTCACGGCTTGCTGCCGCTGCCTCGGCGCAGTTGCTCCAGAAGAACCAAGCTGAAGCACAACAGCAGCAGAACCAGCAGATGCAGCAGGACCCAATCATCCAGATGCAGATGCAGGAGCTTGAGATCAAGAAGGGCGAACTCGAACTCAAGAAGCAGAAAATGCAGATTGATGCCGCTGAGAAGAACGACCGCCTCGAACTTGAGCAGATGCGCATTGAGTCACAAGAAGAGATAGCTGGCCTACAGGTCGGTGCAAAACTTGCCACTTCCAGAAGTCAAATGGAAGCTAAGCAGGAAGAAGCAGGGCTTCGCATGGGTATCGAAATTGCCCGTGAAGCTTTGCAAAGTGAACAACCCGGAACCCCTGTTTCCCCAACCCAGCAACCAAAGGAAAGTGAATGAGAAACGATGTCCTAAAACACATCGCCGATAAAATCCAAGAAGAGATCACGGTTATGAGCGACGACCTCGCTCGTGGCGGTGCTAAGGATCATGGCGATTACAAATATGCCTGCGGGATCATCCGTGGGCTGATGATGGCAACCAGTGTCCTTGTGGATACTGCACAGCGGCTGGAGAACGAGGATGACTGATCTCGTTGACCTGACTGGCCGTCCCATCCCTAAAGTGGGTGCAGCCCCTGAGCTTGCCTTTGAAGACCGCGCTAAGCAGCTTCCTGAGCCTTCTGGGTATCGCATCCTGTGCGCTATCCCTGAGATCGAGAAGACCACTGAGGGTGGCATCATCAAAGCCGAAGTAACCATTCACCACGAAGAACTGCTCGCCACAGTGCTCTATGCCGCGAAACTCGGTCCGGACTGCTATGCTGACGAGAAACGCTTCCCAAGCGGTCCTTGGTGCAAGGAAGGTGACTTTATTCTCGTACGTCCGCATGCGGGCACGCGCATCGTAATTCATGGCCGTCAGTTCCGTATCATTAACGATGATGCGGTTGAAGGTATCGTGGAAGACCCTCGCGGGATTTCTCGCGGGTAAAAACGGGCAACCGTACAAAGGAGAAGTATTATGGCAGATGAGCCAAATGATGACGATTTCCAGTGGGAAGTCGAAGAAGATACCCCTGTTTCTGAAGATAACAGCCCCGATATCGAGGTTGAAGATGATACCCCCGAGGCAGACCGTGGGCGCGAGCCTATGCCTGCTGAAGTGGTGGCTGAGCTTGAAGCCGACGAGTTGGATGAATATTCCGACAAGGTTAAAATCCGCCTAAAGCAGATGAAGAAGGTCTGGCACGACGAGCGCCGTGAAAAAGAGCGTGTCATGCGTGAGCAGACAGAAGCTCTCAACGCAGCGCAGCGCCTGCTCGAAGAAAACCGCCGGTTAAAATCTACCCTTTCCGAAGGCGAACAGACACTGGTTGGTAGCTTCAAGCAGAACGCTGAATTTGAGCTTGCACAGGCCAAACGTGAGTACAAGGATGCTTATGAAGCTGGCGATACTGATCGCGTCTTAGACGCACAGCAGAAGCTCAGTGAGGCTCAATATAAGATACAACAGCTTGCTGGTTATCGTCCCGCTTTACAAGAAGAAGAATACGCGATACAACCAATGCAACCGCAGGTGCAAATCCCGCAGCCAGACCAGAAAACAGTTGCGTGGCAAGAGCGCAATATGTGGTGGGGTACTGACCCGGAGATGACTGCATCAGCGCTTGGGCTTCACCAGAAGCTTGAGAAAGAACGTGGTCCGCAGTTTGTGGGCACCGACGAATATTGGGGCGCTATTGACACAACGATGCGTCGTCGTTTTCCGGAATATTTCGGAGACGAGTCCAAAGCGACCGAAGGCACTGCGAGAGCTTCACGGCAATCGAAGGCTGCCAATGTAGTCGCACCAGCTTCCCGAAGTACGTCCTCCAAAAAGATCGTACTTAAACAGTCCCAACTTAGTATCGCTAAGCGACTGGGCTTAACCCCCGAGCAATATGCTCGTGAATTTGCGAAGATGGAGCGTTAAAATGGCAGAAACTAGAATAGCACGTGAACACGAAGATCGTACGAGCGCGAAGCGACCTGAGTCGTGGGCACCAGCAGCAGGGCTTCCTGAGCCTGATCGCATGCCCGGGTACTCATATAAGTGGATTCGCACTTCTACGATGGAGCAGTCAGACGCCAAAAACGTCTCAGCCAAGTTCCGCGAGGGATGGGAACCGGTACGGATTGAGGAGCAGCCCAAGCTCAGCTTTCTAACCGATCCTAATAGCCGCTTTAAGGACAACATTGAAATGGGTGGGTTGCTGCTCTGTAAGATTCCTGAAGAGTTCATGGTCCAACGTAAGCGTTATTTTGCTGACAAGAACCGTGCTCAGATCGAATCCGTGGACAACAACTTCATGAGAGAGAACGACGCTCGTATGCCTCTCTTCCGCGAGAAGAAGTCATCGACGTCATTTGGTAGAGGCAAATAAGCTAGGAGCTTAGAAACATGGCATATCCTTCTGTTTCAGCCCCCTACGGGCTGATCCCGATCAATTTGATCGGTGGGCAGGTTTTTGCAGGTGCTACGCGTCAAATTCCTATTGCGACCAACTCTTCGACTGCCATTTATTATGGTGACGTCGTAAAGCTGGCCGACACGGGTACTTTGGCAAAGGACACCGGCACAACTGCCGCCACGCCAGTCGGCGTGTTCCTTGGTTGCTCGTACACCGATCCGGTGTTCGGGAAAACCTTCCGTCAGTACTACCCCGGTACGACGAACATCTCCGACGTTGTTGCATACGTGCAAGACGATCCGGACGCTCTGTTCAAGTGTGCCGTTGTGACGGCCTACAACTCGACCACAATCAGCTACGTCAACCGCACTTCGGTCGGTAACAACGCTGTTCTGGCCCAGAACACAGGCTCGACCATCACTGGCAACTCACAGGTGGCAATCACTGCCGCGACTAACACCACTTCCACGTGGCCTATTCGCGTTATTGATGTTGTTCCTGAAACTGCATTGGCAGGTAACCCCGGTTCTTATACCGAAGTTATCGTCAAGTGGAATCAAGGCATGCACCAGTACCTCAACCCCACTGGCGTGTAAGGAGACTGACTAATGGCAATTTCACGCGCACAACTCCTTAAGGAGCTATTGCCCGGTCTGAACGCTTTGTTTGGTCTGGAATACGCACGCTACGGCGAAGAGCACAAAGAGATTTTCGAAACCGAAAGCTCTGAGCGTTCGTTCGAAGAAGAAACGAAGCTGTCGGGTTTCTCCGCTGCTCCGGTCAAGAACGAAGGTTCTGCTATCGCCTATGACAACGCGCAGGAAGTCTTCACTGCTCGCTACAACCACGAAACGATTGCCCTCGGGTTCTCGCTCACGGAAGAAGCGATTGAAGATAACTTGTACGACTCTTTGTCGTCGCGTTACACAAAGGCTCTGGCTCGTGCCATGGCGTACACCAAGCAGACTAAGGCTGCTGCAATCTTGAACAATGGCTTCGACGCCGACTATGCCGGTGGCGATGGTCAACCGTTGTTCTCGAATGCTCACCCGCTCGTCTCTGGTGGCACCAACTCGAACGTCCCAACCACTGCTGCTGATTTGAATGAAACGTCGCTTGAAGCGGCTGTCATTCAGATTGCTGCGTGGACGGATGAACGTGGCCTGCTCATCGCGGCTAAACCGCGTAAGCTGGTAGTTCCGCCAAGCCTGATGTTCGTTGCAACACGCCTCCTCGAAACCGAACTTCGCGTTTCGACGGCTGACAACGATATCAACGCGCTTAAGTCGAATGGCTCGATCCCAGAAGGTTACACCGTTAACCACTTCTTGACCGACACGGATGGCTGGTTCTTGACCACCGACGTGCCAAATGGCCTGAAGCACTTCGTTCGTACGCCTATGCAAAACAGCATGGACGGTGACTTTGATACGGGCAACGTCCGTTACAAGGCTCGCGAGCGTTATAGCTTCGGCTGGTCCGATCCACTCGGCATGTACGGTTCCGAAGGCGCTGCCTAAGGAAACAGGGGGAGGGGGAGTAGGAAACTGCTTCCCCTCTTTTCTTTTAGGTGATATACCTAACGCATCTAGGTGATTAATTCGTACCGACTGCCCTAGCAGACATAGTAGAGACGGTACGTGCAAGTGCTACTACACGGAGATTTATAATGGCTAACACAACTTTCAATGGTCCAGTTCGCTCGGAAAACGGCTTCCAGACCATCTCGATCAACCAATCGACCGGCACTGTAACCGTTGACGCCACTTTTGGCGCAGCTACTTCGGTTACTTCTTTGGCTGCAACTGGCAGCGTCACGGCTGCTTCGCTTTCTGCGACTGGCAACGTCACGGCTGACAGCAACGTCGCGCTTGTCGCTGGTGGTGCTTCTGCGTTCATCGCAACTAACACGGCTGTTGGCATGGGTGTGTATATTGGTTCAGGCGCTCCAACCATCGCGGCTGCTAAGGGTTCGATCTATCTGCGCAGCGACGGCTCGTCCACTTCGACACGCTTGTACGTCTCGGATGGCAGCACGACTTGGATTGCCGTAACGACCGCATCATAATCGGTAACAACCTCTAAGAAGGAGAATACTGATGGGTATGCAATATGATGTCAAATCCAAACACCTAAGTGCTTCAGGTGTTGCGTACGGTTCCCGCACTCGTTTGAAGGGAGCTATCCTCTCCGCTAACGCGGCTGCGGCAGCGCGGAACGTCCTTTTTATGGACAACGACCCACAAGCGGGTACGTACAGCATTGCTTCAACTACGCTAACAGTTACGGTAGCAAATAGTCTTGTTGCGGGTGATAGGGTATTCCTAGATTTCACTAGTGGTACCGCTGTGGACGGTTCGTATACGGTGCTTACTGCTAATGCCACCACCTTCACAGTTACTACGGCGGCATCTGGTACGGGTAACGTGAATGTCTACGTGACCGTTCTGTTAGAAGCCGACAGCTATAACGCTGTGGCATATTCTATCCTTGTCCCCGGCGAAGGCATCCTTGCCGACAATGGGATTTACGTGGGATTGCCTGCTAACATAACTGCTACAGCTTTCTACGGGTGATATATGCAAGCACAAAAAGGTTACGATTTAGCCGGTAAGAGCATCTTCATTGCTCTGCCTGCCTATGACTTCAAGGTCTCCTTGAAGCTGGCTATTTCGCTGGCTCGGTTCACTCAGGTGGCCGGTCAACACGGCATCACGGTACAGATTGGCAGCATCTGCGGATGTTCTGTCGTCTCCCGCGCTCGTAACCTGCTTGTCCAAGATATGCTGGAATCCACCTGCGACTATCTGCTCTTCATCGACAGCGACATCAACTTTGAGCCGGAGCACATCTTCCGTCTTATGGCTTGGGGTAGCGATCCGAAGAAGGGCATCGTCGCAGGTGTTCCACGCACACGCAGCGAAAACAAGGTCTACATCGCTGACTTAGACTACGACGAGAACCACGAACTGACCATGAACGGTATGGGTCTGGTACGTGGTAAGCGCGTTGCGACCGCCTTCATGTTGGTTCGCCGCGAAGTATTTGAGCAGATGGCTGCTGCTAACCCTGATTGGGTCTACAAGGATCAGCGCTCAGACCGCATGATCCCCTGCCTCTTTGATTTCAAACTCACCGAAGAGGGCTACATGGGTGAGGACTTCCTGTTCTGCGACCGTGCCCGCGAAATCGGTTTCGAGGTTTGGATCGACCCCAGCATTCAACTCGGCCACATGGGCGTACAAGAGTACGAAGGCTGCTTCGGCACCGACGTACTCTATCCTATGCTCGCCCCAACACAGAAGGAAGCAGCATAATGGGTATTAAACTAGGTGATATTTCGCCGCTCGCAGGAGCGATAAGCGGTAAGGGTTTGTTCGGTAAAGGACTGGGTGCGATGAATAAAGCACTTGGCCCTATGGCGGGTATAATGCCGCGTATGGCTGGGTCGGCACAGAAAAAGAACGCTCGGCGCGCAGCGGCAGCAGCAGAAGCTGAAGCTATGCGGAAAGCTGATTTTGACGCTAAGATGCAAGGTGCATCTGGTATGCGCGGTCGCCCGATGGCGGAAGAAGTCATGGTGGCTGAAGAAGTTCCCGCAGGTGCACCAATGATGAAAAAGGGTGGCAAGGTTAGCGCCGCTCAAGCCGTGCACAAGCACGAGCGCGCCAAGCATAAGGGTCAACCACTGACCAAGATGGCCAAGGGTGGTTCGACTGCCTCCAAGCGCGCCGATGGCTGCGCAACGAAGGGTAAGACGAAAGGACGTTTTGTCTGATGGCTAAGACCCCTGCTTGGACACGTAAGGAAGGTAAGAACCCTAAGGGCGGCTTGAACGCCAAGGGTCGTGCGTCTTACAATAAAGCCAATCCGGGGAAGCCGGGGCTTAAGGCTCCGCAGCCTGAGGGCGGTGCCCGCAAGAAGTCCTTCTGCGCTCGGATGTCGGGTATGAAGAAGAAGCTGACCAGCAAGAAGACCGCGAATGATCCTAACAGCCGCATCAACAAAAGCCTCAGGGCTTGGAAGTGCTGACATGGAGATGATGCTTTGGAACATTGCATTGAGCGCAGCGGTGGCTGTCATGGGCTTCTTGTTTAAGGGCAAGATCGACGAGTTGGATCGTCTTGGTATCCTGCTCAACAAGACCCGTGAAGAAGTCGCCCGCGAGCATGTAACTCGTTCGGAGATGACCACACTGGTTGATAAGTTAGGAGACCGGTTTGATCGGGCCTTCGAACGCCTTGAAGCTAAAGTTGAAGAGATAGGAAAGGCAAAGTTATGATGGACAAGAAGAAATCGACGCCTCCGCAGCCTACTGCTGCTGACCGCGCATCGGACGCCAAGTTCCGTAAGTCTGTAAAAGACCTTAAGGTTACGCCTGCACAAGGTAAGGTAATCGACAGCGCAAATCGCTCGGAAGGTCCGGGCTACAAGAAAGGTGGGAAGGCTATGCCGTTCGCAGCAACTAAGTTTGGTAAGGCTCTCGTCAAGAAGTCTGCTGACACCAAGGGTCGTGCCATGGTCAAGAAGGCCGGTGGCGGTAAATGCTATGCCAAAGGCGGTTCCATCGACGGTATTGCCAAGAAGGGCAAGACCAAAGGTAAGATGGTCTAATGCGCGCTTGTCGGGGTATGGGGGCTATGAACCCCTCCAAAATGCCGGGGGCGAAGAAAATTCGTCGGAAGGATAACCCCGACGAGGTGACTATGTATGCCAAGGGTGGTAAGGTCGGCTTGTACGACAATATCAACGCGAAGCGCAAACGTATTGCGGCTGGGTCTGGTGAGAAAATGCGGAAGGTAGGTACCAAAGGTGCACCGACAGCAGAGGCATTTGCCAAGTCCAAGGAGACCGCAAAAATGGCTGGTGGTAAATTTATCCAGAAGGCGATCAAAAAGCCCGGTGCATTGCACGAACAGATGGGTATCCCTAAGGGTAAGAAAATCCCAGCCAAGGCTCTCGCTAAGGCTGCTAAAGCTCCCGGTAAATTAGGCCAACGTGCACGGTTTGCTCAACTCTTGAAGGGTTTCAAGAAAGGTAAGTAATATGTCTAAAGGCGGTTCACCAATGGGAGGCGGCGGCTTCGGCGGCTTCGGCGGCTTCGGCGGTCAGCAGGGCGGCTTCGGCGGTCAGCAGGGCGGCTTCGGCGGATTCGGCGGTCAGCAAGGCGGTTTCGGTGGCGGCTTCGGTGGTCAGCAAGGTGGCTACGGTATGCCCCAGCAACAGCAGGACTTTGGCGGCTTTGGTGGTGGTTTTAACCAGATGCCTCAACAGCAGCGGGGCGGCTTTGGTGGTGGATTCCAACCTTCACGGCAGCGCTTTAATCAGATGCCTCAACAGCAGATGGGTTATGGCGGCGGCTTTGGTGGCCAAATGCAAGGTTTTGGCGGCGGTTATGGTATGCCCCAGCGGCGGCCTATGTACGGAGGTGACACTCCGATGGCTCCGCAACAGCCTCAACAGCCTCAACAGCCAACACCTGAACCCGCCGGATATGGCGCGATGATGGATTCTTACCGGCAGCAAGCAAACCAGATGATGGCGGCTCAGAACGCTGCTGAGCGGTCTATGGGTATGCCCACGTACGATGCCAACACGGACCCACTACGTGGTATAGGTATAAATATTGCTCAACCACCACGGCCAATGACCCAACCTATGGCTCCCCAGCAGGCAGGGTCCGACGCAGCCAGACTATATGAGCAGTTCCAGTCTGCACAGGGTATGGGTAAAGGACGTCCCGGTATAGACTATCCAATGGTAAGCCAAAGAGAACCGGTGCGTGACTATGATAGACCACAGGTAAGCCAAAGAGAACCGGTGCGTGACTATGATAGACCACAAATGCCAGCTAACCCATACGCTCAGCAAACCCGCCAAGAAGACCCACGTATGCAGGCTATGCGGATGATGCAGCGCATGCGCTTCGGTGGCGGTGGAGGATATGATTTCTAATGACCACATCGGGCACCACAGGATTTAACCTTAACCTTAACGAACTCGTTGAGGAAGCGTTCGAGCGCTGCGGTGCCGAGCTTCGGACGGGCTATGACCTGCGTACGGCGCGGCGTAGCCTGAACTTGCTCACGATTGAGTGGGCAAACCGTGGCATTAACTTATGGACTATCGAGCAAGGTTCGATCCCTATGGTGCAGGGGCAGATTACTTATGCCCTCCCGATTGATACCATTGACTTGCTCGACCACGTGGTCCGCACCCAGACTGGCCAAGGCCAGACGGACATCAACATCTCACGGATCAGCGTAGACACATACTCGACGATCCCGAACAAGAATGCTCAAGGGCGTCCTATCCAAGTTTGGATCAATCGTCAGTCAGGCGCAACCTATCCGGCAGGTGGACGGCCCGAGGGCACAAATCCCAGCACAGGCGTAGATCATCCAAGCATCAACGTCTGGCCTGCCCCAGAGCAGTCCAACTATTACACCTTCGTCTACTGGCGGCTTCGTCGTATTCAGGACGCTGGTAACGGTGTCACGACGCAGGATATCCCGTTCCGCTTCTTGCCGTGCATGGTGGCAGGTCTGGCTTTTCATCTATCGAAGAAAATCCCCGGCGCGCTTGACCGCGCTCAGATGCTCAAGATGGAATACGAAGAGTTGTGGCAGCAGGCTGCTGACGAGGATCGCGAGAAGGCGTCGTTGCGTATCGCACCGCGTCAGATGTTCTATTAAGGAGATAGCATGCCAAATAGGTTTGCCTCCGGTAAATGGGCTATTTCGCAGTGTGACCGCTGCGGATTCCGCTATAAGCTGAAGCAGCTTCGGCGTCTCGTCATCAAGACGAAGAACGTCAATATACTCGTGTGCCCATCCTGTTGGGAACCAGATCAGCCACAGCTTCAGTTGGGGATGTACCCAGTTGATGATCCTCAGGCGCTGCGTAACCCGCGTCCGGACACGACATATTATCAAGGCGGTTTGACCGGCCTTCAAGAGGAAACACAGGGCGAAGTGCCCGGTGAGAACGTGCTGGCGTTCGGTACACCGTCAGGTGGTAGCCGTGTAATCCAGTGGGGGTGGAACCCTGTTGGCCTAACTAATCCTTTGGGTTTGTCCGGCCTTGTAAATGTGCTAATAGCACAAGGTAGCGTAGGTACCGTAACTATTCAGACGGAGAATTAAGATGTCTAAAGGTGGTAAAACAAACGAGCAAATGCTAAAAATGGGCCGTAATCTGGCAAAGATTGCAAACCAGAAGAGCGGCAGCAAGCCGAAGAAGGACATGGGAAAGGTCAATAAAAATGGCTGAATATAAGCAACCTAAGGTCTACACACAGGACAACCTTGGCAACAACGGCTATCCCAATAAGATCGCCAACACCCAGACGCTGAAGACTCGCGGCACGGGTGCGGCTACTAAGGGCACGCACAGCAGCAAGAAGATGGGCTAATGAACTACGCTACTCTGTTCGAGACGATTAAGGGTTACGTCGAAAACGACTTCCCCAACACCTCATGGACCGGCTCTGACGGCTCCAGCACGGTTACGTTGACGTCTACCGAACAGATTAACACGTTCATCCAAGAGGCTGAGCAGCGTATTTTCAATGCCGTCCAGTTACTGGACCTCCGCAAAAACGTGACAGGCAACTGCACGTCGGGGAATAAATACCTGTCCGTGCCTTCCGATTGGCTGGCTAACTTCTCAATCGCTGTGATCGACGCAAGTGGGAATTACGAGTATCTGCTGAACAAGGATGTGAACTTCATCCGGCAGGCGTACCCCAACCCCAACGATCAGGGTCTCCCATACTGCTACGCCTATTTCGATGAGAACTCGTATATCCTTGGCCCAACGCCAGATAGCAATTACTCCGTCGAACTGCATTACTTCTACTACCCGCCTTCGATTGTGACTGCGGGTACGTCGTGGTTGGGCGATAACTTCGATAGCGTTCTGCTTTACGGCTCCCTACTGGAAGCCTATACCTTCATGAAGGGTGAGCAGGATATCATCGCTGGTTACCAGAAGCGGTATGACGAAGCGATGGGGATGCTCAAACAGCTTGGCGAGGGTAAAAACCGTCAGGATATGTATCGTAGCGGTCAAGCCCGCTACCCAGTGGGGTAATATGTTTAACGGTTTAAACGATGTCGGAAATGTGATGGTCATGACGACCGAAGGCCGTGGTTTCACGCCTGAGGAAACTGCTGAGCGCGCTCTCGACAAAATTATCTATGTGGGTAGTCAGGCACACCCTGCTATTCGCGATCAGGCCGAAGCCTTTAAGGACAGCATCCGTGCAGTGCTTGTGCACTATATGCACGAAGCCGTGCGGTCTCATAACGTAACTCTGGTAAACAAGTTCAAACAGGCGGGTCACCCAGAGTTGATTCCGATCCTCGACGCATAAGGAGGCCGTAAGATGGCAATTACCCAATCAATGACCACGTCGTTTAAGGCCGAGCTTATGCTGGCCGTACACGATTTCCGGGCTACCGGTGGTGACACTTTCAAGTTGTCGCTCTATACCTCGTCCGCTTCACTGGATGCCAACACCACGGCATACACGTCCAGCCAAGAAGTTTCGGCTTCGGGCACCAACTACACAACTGGCGGTGGTTCGCTGGTTAATCTTGGTGTTGTAACGTCGAACAACTCGTCTTCAACAGGCACGGGCTTCACGGATTTCTCCGACCTGACCTTCGCCAACGCGACGATCACGGCTCGCGGTGCGTTGATCTATAACAGCACGCCTTCGGCTAACTCGAACGCGAACACCACGCTGACGAACGCCTCGGTAGCTGTGTTAGATTTTGGTTCGGACAAGACCTCAACAGACGGCGATTTTACCATTATTTTCCCATCGGCTACCAATACCACCGCTATTATCCGTATTGCGTAAGGAAAACTAATGGCTCTCGTCCTCGCTGATCGCGTTAGGGATACCACTACTACAACTGGTACAGGTACGGTAACGCTCAGCGGGACCGCACCGACAGGGTATCAGAACTTTTCGGTAATCGGTAACGCAAACACGACGTATTATACGATTAACAGCGACACCCAGTGGGAAGTCGGCGTCGGTACCTACACGTCTTCCGGTACGACCCTGTCACGCAACACGGTGCTGGCGTCGAGTAATGGCGGTGCGCTTGTAGATTTTGCTGCGGGCACCAAGGACGTCTTCGTTACCTACCCATCCGAGAAGGCTGTCACGGAAGACTATGGCAATGCGCTAGCCGCAACTACTGCGGCTAATCTAGCTGGCGGCGCTGCGGGTTCCATACCTTACCAGACTGCGGCTAACACCACAGCGATGCTTGCAACGGGCACTGGTGTCCTTATTGGCGGCACAACTCCGTCGTACACGGCGTCTCCATCGCTGACACAGGTTACTGTTGCTGGTGATCCGTCCACTGCTCTTCAGGTTGCGACCAAGCAATATGTCGATGGTTTGGTCTCGTCGGGCATCACTTATCATACGCCAGTCAAGTATGAGGTTCCGAACACCACGGGTAACCTAAATGCGCTCTATAACCAGCCCGGTGGGGCAGGGAATGGCGTTGGCGCAACCCTGACGAATAATGGCACGCTAGCTGCCTTTGCGCCTGATGGTCCGACTGCTTCGGTTAGTGACCGCATCTTGGTTTATAACCAGACCAGTGCTTTCCAAAACGGTATCTACACCGTCACAACGGTCGGTAGTGGCTCTGTGGCGTGGGTGCTGACTCGTGCTACTGACGCTGATACCTACGGCCTGAAAAGCCCGAATAGTCTTGGTGACGGGGACTCGTTCTTTGTCACGAGCGGCGACACGGGCGCTGGTGAAACCTATGTGATGAATACTTCGGGCACAATCACGTTCGGTACGACGGCAATCACCTTCGTTCAGGTCTCGGACGCCACGCTTTACACAGCAGGTAACGGCCTCCAACTTACCAGCGGCACGGTATTCAGCCTTATTGCTCCGGTCACCACAGTTAATGGCGGTACGGGCCTCACTGCATTTACCTCTGGCGGCGCGGTCTACGCGACATCTACCAGTGCGCTGACCACAGGCACACTACCTGCAACGGCAGGTGGTACGGGCTTTGCCAGCTACACGACTGGCGACCTACTTTATGCGTCTTCGTCTACGGCGCTGAGTGCTTTGGCCGATATAGCCACTGGTAATGCGCTTATCTCAGGTGGTGTCGGCACCGCTCCTTCCTACGGTAAGATTGGCCTTACGACGCATATCAGCGGCACACTGGCTGTCGGTAATGGCGGTACTGGTGCAACCACACTAACGGGCTATCTTGTCGGTAACGGCACCTCTGCATTCACAGCTACGGCCACTATTCCAACCAGCGCCCTGTCGGGCACAATCAGCCTCACCACGCAGGTCAGCGGCACCCTTGGTGCAGGTAATGGCGGTACTGGTCTCAGCAGCTATACCGTCGGCGACATCCTCTACGCCTCCGGGACTACGGCACTAAGCTCACTGGCTGATGTAGCTACCGGCAACGCGCTCATCTCTGGTGGTGTCAGCAACGCCCCGTCATGGGGTAAGATCGGTCTGACCACGCATGTCAGCGGTACGCTGCCTGTCGCTAATGGTGGTTCGGGCGCTACGACCCTGACAGGTTACCTCAAGGGTAACGGCACTTCTGCCTTTACTGCGTCTGCTACGATACCCAGCGGCGATATCACAGGCGCAGCCCTGACCAAGGCGGACGACACTAACGTCACCCTGACACTTGGCGGAAGCCCATCAACTGCGCTTCTCGCAGCGACATCCATCACTGCGGGCTGGTCAGGCCAGCTTGCCGTCTCACGTGGCGGCACAGGAGCCACGACGCTTACGTCCGGCTATCTCCTTAAGGGTAACGGCGTCTCGCCAACCAGCGCGTCTGTGGTGTACGACGACGGCACGAATGTCGCCATAGGTACGACTGTGGCGCGTGGAAACCTTAGTATCGGAACAATCGCCGGTACCGCTACAACACTGGCTATCCATCTTGGATATACACCTGCTGACTTCTACGGCTTCCGTGTAACCAATATCAGCAACGCAGCGGCCCTATATGCTGGCTCATTTTCCATCCAACGGGGCACTGGTTCCGCATGGTCGGACGCTCTGTCTATCTCTAACGCGGGCAACACTACAGCCAACGTCGATATGCGTGCGCCAATCTTCTACGATAGCGACAACACTGCGTATTATTTTGACGGGGCCGGAACAACAGCTTTAAATATCAATGGGCAAATTCAATTTGCACCAAATACGGCACAGATTTCTGGCAACGACACGTCTACCTACGGCTCTATAGCTATTCGTGGTGTCAGAGGTGGTTGGTACGGCATACACATCCAAGGTGGCGGAAACGTACCCCACTTGATGTTTACATCGGCAAATGGCGGTATATATTTTGAAGGTACTGGCCGTTGGGCATCTTACTATAACCACGGCGATAACTGCTGGGGCTTTGGTACATCGGCTACTTCAAGCGCATATAACATCTATTGCCCTACCGGCGTGTACTCAGGCGGTCGTGTTGATGGCACGATCTTCTACGACAGCAACAACACCGCGTATTAC